GTCGACAGCCGGAAGTCGACTCCAACCGATTCGAAATCCTTGAATCGGAGATGGAGGATGGCGGCTGCGAGGTCTCGGATCGCCTAAGAGGGAAGGCGAAAGTCTGTGTGGAGTTCCTAGCTGCAGAACTCGGACTTGAAGTCGTTGGTCGACTCCCTAAAAGAATTAGCTGCGGCGAGTTGCGCGCCGCAGTGAGGCAATCGTTCGGTCCAGACTTACCTGAGCTGGTCGAACTTTCTATTAAAACCTCGATGAAGCTGGAGCGCGGGTTTTGTGACCCGTGCAAGGAAGGCCTAGGGGGAATGCTAGATTCCTGGAAGACGCAACGTTCCAAACCTGTCGAGGTGAATCCTCATCACCTGGATGAGTTTAAGAAGGTATTCCGGAGTAACCTGCCGGAATTTTGGAACAAAAGGAAGTACCCGTATATCCCGAACGGGCACGCGACCCTCTATAATAAGAGGCGTGAGGGGGGTAATTGGAATGCCGAGCCATTCGCGAATTGGTGTGAACCAACTGTCGTGATCTCGTCTGGCAAACCCCGTATTGTGACAAAGTATGCCTCGCACAATACGGCTGTTTTAACGCCGCTCCATTACTCTCTTTACGAGGGTCTTAAAAGGAAGGGATGGCTACTGGTGGGGGAGCCGACCCCCGATCGTGTGCAGTCCTTGAACGGGCGCGGGCACTTCGTCTCTGTCGATTACCAGGCGGCAACTGACAATATTAAGACGGAGTATGTCCGGGCGGCCGTGGACGTACTGATCGAAGCGAGTAAGGGAACGTTGTCGGAGGAGGAGGTCCGTTGCCTCAAAGTCCTGGGCGAATTACGCCTAGCCCGGGATGGCGAGATTTGTACGACAGGACAGCCGATGGGAAGTGTAATGAGCTTTCCGTTGCTCTGTCTTATCAATAAGACGGTACACGACCTCGCACTGACGGACCTGTACTTGCACGGTGAAGTGCCGTTTAAGGAATGGACGGCCCATCGCTGTATGATAAACGGCGATGACCAGCTAACGAAAGAACCCGCCTGCGTTCATGACAAAAGGAATGGCGGTAGTAAGGGAGGGTGGGACGAGCAGGTGAGGGGGATCTGGCCCCCGCAGAACCTCTCGTTATTTGATAGAAC